CCTTCATCCGGAGGGCGATGTCCCAGCGGATGTCGTCGTCTTCTATCTGCGTCGCGGGCTTGCCGAGCCTGGTCAGTACGCTCATGACCGACCGGCCGTACATCTCGATCGTCTGCTTCGTGCACCCGTTGACCATCTTGACCGCGATGAACTTTTTCACCAGCGCGGTGTTGACGTTGCCCTCGTAGGGCACTATATCCGTAGACCGCTGCGCGATCTGGTAGTCGTGCAGGAGCCCGTAGTAGACCGGCTTCATCTCCTGCGGATCGAGCCCGTGCTCCATCGCGATCATCAGCAGCTGCGTCAGCAGGTCGTTCGCGGCTTTCGTGTCTAATTCAGCCATTTTGCACCTCCCAGCAGATACATGGGCGTGAGCCAGGCTTCTCTGTCGGGCGCGAAGCGCGGCTCCAGCAGTGTGTTCCCCACGTGCACCACGGCCTGCGCGCCCAGCAAGGAGAGCTGAATGTAACACATCAGGGCGGTCGCCTCGTCGATATCCTGCGCGCAGAACACCACGTCGCGCTGGTAGTCGATGCCGCGCTCCCGCATCACCTGCGCCGCCGCGATCACCGTCGCGCCCGCCCCGCAGGCTGGCTCGTAGAACCGGGCGCAGCCTCCCGCATCTATGGCCCGTTTGAGCGCATCGATGTCCATCATGCGCGCCATCATCAGGCACACGTGATAGGGCGTGAAGAACTGGCCGCCGAAAGCACTGCCCAGCTGCATCTCCATGAACAGCTCGCCCAGCAGGTCGCCGAAATCGCCCTCCGCCACGTTCTCCTCCATGATGACGGTCAAAAGGCCCAGCAGCTCCGCAAAGGTCCTTTTGTGTCTATCGTCGTACTTCGAGAGGATCATCTGAAAGCGCTTCTCCCGGTCCTCCCGGTACTGCACGGGCTGGGAGATGGTCAGTGCGAACAGGGGGATCATGTCGCGCCACAGCTCCGGGCGCGAGTGCGCGCCGGTCATGCTGTCGAACAGCTTTACGAATTCCTTTTTTCTTTCCGGGGTCATGGGTTCCTCCGTTTCTGGTCTATAGACTTAGTCGCTTCCGCTCCGCATCTCCCGAAGCAGCCAGAAGAACTTTCTACGCAGGGCGTAGAACTGGCGCTCGCCTATGGGGGGATGGGCGGAGGCCAGCACCTTGCGCACGCCGTCGCGGGTGGTCACGGCGCGGAGCAGGACGGGATAGATGCCATCGCCCGCGTCCTGGCAGGCCGCCCGTGCGGCGGATTCGATCATGCGCACATCGCCCAGGTAACGCTCCCGTCGGGCCGCCGTGACGGCCACAGGATCGCCGGTGCCGCCTCCGTGGGGCAGGAATACGCCGTACTCTTTGCCCGCCACGTGGTAGGTGGCGGGCGTAGCCGTGGTGGAGGGGATGGTCAGGAGCGCGTCGGCGCGGCGCTTTTTCTGATGGTATTGCAGACAGAAATATACCAGCTCCTTATACTCCTCCCACGAGATGTTCCAGGCCCTGAGGTCGATGGGGCGTTTGCTGGGCATGTGGTGCCTCCCTTCGGTCGCGCGGGTAAAGCCGGCGCTGCGTGTCATATCTTTGCCGAAGCACTGCGGGACAGTGCAGTCGGTGCGTTTCCGTATCATATCGTATCGATGCATGGCACTGCCGTCGCGCTTTGATGCAGTTCGTAGCCGAGCTGCGCCGTCTCCAATCGATGCAGAGCACTGCCGTGTCTCGTCATTGCAACCTTCGCTTTGCCGTTCCGATGCAGTCATGATCTGAGCTGTGCCGACTCCTGTCTACGCTTCGCTAATCCAGGTCGAAGCGAAGCATATCTAGTCCCGAGCCGATCGTATCCATGCTTCTCCGATCCATGGCAGCGCAGTGTGCCTCTGTGCTTTTCCACGGCGCGGCAGTGCTGCCTGAGCCTTGCCTTGCCGGCGCATGGCATATCTAACTGTGCTCCTCCATACCCGTTCGGATCTCGTCGCCGCGCATCCGCGTCTCGCTACGCCTTTACCCATCGATGCAGGTCTGTCCAATGCCAATCCCGTGCCTGTCGCCGCCGTGCCATGCAGATCACATCGCTTCCGCTGCTTTGCTGCGCCTGGCCAGGCGCCTCTAAGCATCACTACGCCGGCGCGGTCAGCTGGTGCGCAGGGCCATGCTGTGCTTGTAGCCCTCGGGCATGCGGGTGGTGGCGCCCTCGCAGTCGGTCTTCGGCAGGTCGTAGGGTATGGATCGGCCGCGCTCGTCGACGTAGCTGACGATCCGCACATGGCCTCCGCCGAAGGCGCACTCGTAGATCGGGTAGCTGAGGGTTCCGGTGGGCCGGAAGTAGGCAGCGGCCTTGAAGGTCATAGCGCTCCCGAAGAGAAACCGCCAGGTGTAAAAGCGGCGCTTCAGCTCGTACTGGCCGTCGGGCAGGCGCGTGATGGGCAGATCGTCCGGGTGCCAGACGCCCAGCAGGAACTTATCCACGAAACAGGCCGCGATATACAGGTGGATATCGTCCACCACGCCCGACTTCTCCTTCGAGCGCACCAGCTTTACGCGCAGCTCGCCCGGCGGGATGCTGATGGCGTCCGCCACCGACCAGTGGTCCATCAGCCGGCGGCGGAGCTTGCGCTCGTTGAGTCCGGGCACGGCCATGGCCGCCAGCTGTGTCAGCGTGTACTTTTTGCCCTTGTAGGCGTAAAGGACATCCATGGTGATACCTCTTTTCGCTAGTATAGTTGGACGTTTTGGGGAAAGATGCAGGTTTGCGGGGAAAAGGCTACAGCCGCTCCGCCCAGTAGGCGGCGACCAGTATCCAGTAGAGGGCCACCACGGGCCAGGGGGGCTTGCGGTCGGCGCAGGTGACAGCGGCGTTGATGAACGCGGCGGCGATCAGAAGAACGATCAGGATCGTCACGATCACACCTCCCTGTGCAGGCTCCTCTCGGCGCTGAAGCCGTCCGGGTACCGGGCGCGCAGCTTCGAGATATTCGCATCCGCGATGTCGTCCATGTTGAGCCCCAGGCAGCTGGCAGCCTCCGCCACATACCACAGCACATCGCCCAGCTCGTCCTTGAGCGCGGCTACGACGGGACGGCCGTCCTGGTAGTTGTGCTTCTTGACCAGGTCGGCGCACTCGCCCGCCTCGCCGGCCAGACCGAGCATGGCGTTGATCAGGTGCTCCGCGGGCATGAGCTTCGGGTTGCTGGTGCGCTGGGCGTGTATTTGATAATCAGAGAAAGTCAATTCGGATGCTCCTTTCAGTCGGTGGTGATCCTGTCGTCGGGGAATGTCTCCCTGAAGTTCAGGGTCAGATGCAGGTCGCTGAATACCTGGTCCATCAGCTCGTCGCTGGTGAGGGCGTAGAGGATCTTCTCGTCCACGGTGCGCAGCACGTCCATGCAGCGCTTCGCGCCGAAGCCGTGCATCTCCCTGAGCGCCAGGCACAGGGCGGCGTAGCAGGCCTTCAGGCTGTGCTGCGCCCCGGCCTCGTAGCCCTGCTTGACGCCCCGGTCGAAGTTGCGCTCCAGATCCTGAATGGTGATGCCGTTCCGCTCGATGCGCGCCACGGCCTCGTTGGTCTCCAGAAAGTTCTTCCGCGCCTCGGGGCTCATGCGCCGGAAGGCGGCGAGGCGCTCGCGCCCCTCCTCCGCCTTGCGCTCGCGCTCCTGCCAGCGGCGGGCGTCCCGGCCGGTCAGGACGCGGTGATTGGGTTTGGGTTTCATGGTGGGTTCCTCCCTCACAAAGTCTATGCGGTGCGCTGGTGTGGCATGCGACGCCTTTGCTCCGCGAAGCGACGCTTTTCTATACATCGCCTTTGCACCGGTCCGCTTCGCAATCGGTGCCGGTCTTCTCCGCTTCTCTGCAAAGCGCCACTGATCGTTTCCAGCTCCGAGCCATGCTCTTCGTGTCGTAACGAAGCTAGGCCTTTGCGCATGTCCTCCTTGGTTGTCAACGCAGCGCCGCAGCACGCGCATATCCAAGCAGTGCTAATCCGACTCTGATCGCAGCCTTTCAATTCCATAGCTGTTCGCCGCTTTTCAACGCTATCAATGCCGCCGCTTTGCCCTGCAACGCTTCTCCCTCGCTATAGTACGCGATACTTTTCCGCAGCATGGCACGTCAGTGCTCTGGTTTGCTGGTCAAATCCCCTGCGCGGCCGTGCGGGTAGAAGATGCGCTGTGCCCCGCCCGGACGGTGCACCGCCACGCGAATCATTGCCGCTCGACGCCATTGCATTGCGTCGCGATCCTATGCCTTTGCCGATCTGCTCAGGTGTCAGCCAATTCCAGGCCCTGCCGCTATGCTCCTTTCCATCGCCAGGTACATCTCCAGGGTGGCTTTCGCCTCCATCCAGCCCCGGCAGAGCACGGCCAGGTTGCCGGCAGCGTTGAGGGCATCCAGCCACTCCCGCTGCTTTGGCTCCAGGTGGCCGCCATTCTGCCGCTTGAGCTCGATGTAGAGGGCGCCGTAGCCGCCCCTGGGCACCGGCAGGCACAGATCCGGCACGCCGGAGCGCACGCCCTGCTGCTTCATGTGGATCGCCTCCAGCCGGTTGCGGCTGCCCCCGTTCGGGATGTGGTAGAGCAGCTTCAGCTCCGGGAGCGTGCCCGAGGCCAGCCGCGCCCAATCGAACAGGGCGATCTGCTCTTCCGCTTCGCGGGGCGTGCGCACGGTCATGTCACTTCACCGCCTTCCAGGTGAACGCGCCCTTGCCGGAATTCCGCCACTGGGCTAGGCCGTGGTAGCGGCCGTAGTCCAGGCACTCCTCGACGAGGGGCCAGAGCTTGTCGTCCGTCAGGGTGATGGTGCAGGTGAGCGTGCTGCCGGCGGGCACGGTCTCCGAGTGGGCGATGGCAGTGCGGCTGCCGGTGGGGCCGTCGGTCCTGAGCGGCCTCTGGCAGTCGCCCATGGGACCGGAGAGCTTGATGGGGATCTGGCGCTCCTTCACGAAGATGCAGCCGTCCACGATCTTCTTGTACGCCTTGCACTTGCTGCTCTCAGTGCCGGGGGCGCGCCTCAGCAGGCCGATGGAGTCTTTGAAGAAGCCGCGCAGCTGGTAGTCGTACATGTAGGGCGTGCCGTCTGGCAGGCGCGGGAACACGGTCATGCCGCGCTCCACGACCTCCGCCACGCCGTCCTCCATGATCTCCTCCTGCATGGTCTTGGCGTCCGGGGCCTTGGATGCGATGAACTTCTCGTGGATATCGGGATCTGCGGGCATCATGCCCAGGGCTTCCTCGGTGAGGGTGATGGTGATCTTGTGCTCAAAAAGCTGAAATGCCATTTTTCTTTCTCCTTCTGGTCGAATGTGGTATTATATGCGTGAGGTGATGGTATGAAAAGGCTCTTGATCCTGCTGCTGATGCTGTTGCTGCTCCTGGCCGGCTGCACCGCCGCGCCGATCGGGCCGCGCCACAACGCTCCCGTGCTGATGGGCGATGTAGTGCCCTGTACAGCCTGTGAAGAGAACGTGGTGCCCGTTGATGGCCGATGCCCGATATGCGGCGCGGTGTTGACCCGGTAGTCTCAGGTGTTCGTGGCGCGCCAGCAGGGGTCGATCTCGAAGCATTTGCCCTGATGCCGCTCGCAGTCCGGCACCAGCAGGCCCTTGAGCTCGGGCATGGCCTCCTCGGCCAGGTCGCAGATCTTCTTGACCACCTCGCGGGTCTTTTGCGCCGCCTTGTTGCACAGCCGCTTGTTGGCGATGATCTGCAGCTCCTCCGCGTTCACGTACCAGATCATGTTGACGGGCGTGTTGCGCGGGGCCGTGTCGCCGTCGATCGCGCTCTGCCGGTCATTCCTGAGGCTGGAGATGAACGGGATGGCGTGCACGTGCCGTGCCAGGTGGGTGGCCGTGTTGGACGGGATGCCCTCCAGCAGGAAGGCGAAGGTCAGCACGCGGATGGGCGAGTGCCGCGCGGTCAGCAGCTTCCGGAGAAGCTCGGACGACGGCGGCTTGGCGGGCTCTTCCGTCCTGCCCATAGTGACCCAGACGCAGCGCTTCATGAGCATCCGTTCGGATGCGTCGGGAGACTTGATCAGAGTGATGTTCATGGGGGTCCTCCTTCGGTGGTCACAGGATATCCTTCACGAGCCAGGCCGCGAGCCCGGCCAGCAGGGCGATGGCGAGGGGCGTGAGATCGATCATGCTCCTCACCGCCCCAGGCAGCTGAGGGCGTAGGTGACGCCCTTCAGCACGCAGCCGGCCCAGAGGGCGGCGATGACCACCCACAGGGGCAGGAAGATCTTTCCGCTCATGTATCTCGCCTCCTCCAGTCGATCAGGAAGCCGCAGCCCGGGCAGTAGTGGTCGGTCACGGTCAGGCACCGGCCGCAGTTGCCGCAGGTGATCTCGTCGGAGGTTCTGCCCTGCCGCACCTTCGGCTTCACGGGTGTGGCCTGGTCGCGCTCGTACTCCAGGCGGTGCAGCACGTACATCTTCGTGGCCTCGTCGCCCTGGGGCACCGGAAGCGCGGCGATGAAGCGGATGGCGTCCTCGAGAGAGGTCATGCGCCCATAAGATCGGGACATATCAGCGACCTCCCTTCAGGGCGTAGCGCACGCGCTGCGTTTCATAGGCCTTGATCCAGGCGGCCGCATCCGTGTTCTCCCGCTGCTGGTCGCTGCGGCCGCGCTTGTAGCTGACCTCGGCCTTCTCACTCGCCGCGTCGCGCTCCATGCTCAGTTGTTGGATGTAATCGCACAGCACGCCCACGAACTGCTGGTGTGCCTTCTGCTCATCCCGCAGGCGCGCGGTCATCTCCCGGCGCACGGCGTCCTCGACTTCCTTCAGCCGCGCCCGGTGGAACGCCACCAGCACGATGCCCGCGATCACGCTCAGTATGATCGAGATCATGATCTTTCCCCTCCCCTCTCAGCGGAACCGGATGCCCTGCGACTGCTGCACCTCGCAGCCGGGCACCAGCTCGCCGGTCTCGCGGAAGTGCTGCAGGATCGCGCGGCTGTCGATCTTGTCGGGCTGCGGGATGTGGTACTCCTCGGGCACCTCGCCCGGGGCCAGCACGGTGCAGCTCCAGGGGTTCGCCTGCACGCGCCACTTGCCGATGGGCGTCTGGATCTCCCGCGCGCCCAGGTGCTGCATGGCGTTCATCATGGCCAGCTTCAGGTTCTCCACGGCGTTCTCCGCCGCCTTCTGTTTGGCCGCCAGGCGCTCCTTCTCGGCCTTGTACATCTCGGCCTCGGCCTGATAGTTGCGCATGATCTTGGCGTAGGCTTCCGCCTTGTCGGCGATGCTGTCCGCCAGGGCATCCAGCTCGTCCCAGAGGGCATGAGCTTCTTCGGGGGTCTCCGCCGCGTCGAGGCGCGAGAGCAGCTCGGTGTAGGCGGCGTCCAGTTCGTACAGTGTAGCCATTTTTCTTTCTCCTTCTGCGGTTCATGTCGTAGTGTGTTCCATGTCCAGCCAGTGGCTGACGCTCATCGGGCAGCTTTCATCGCTGTCCAGCAGGCGGCAGGGGCCGAATCGGGCTGCACAGGCTTCGCACACGGCCTGGTCGATGCGCTCGGGCAGATCGGAAGAGCGCGTCAGCAGTGTGGCGATGAAGTCGTCGTTGGATAGTGTCTCCAGTTGGCGCATGAGCGCCTGTCGGTTCGTCATGGGTCAGGGGCCTCCTTTCAGTCGGGTCCGGCGCGCTGGGCGTAGGTGCGCAGGGCTTCCTGGGCGGCGAAGTCGGTCTTCGCGCGGTCCCGCAGGGCCTGATAGGCGTCCAGATCGGCCAGGGCGGTGATCTTCTGGCGGCGCCAGTCTGCAAACAGCGTCAGGATGTAGTCCACGGGGCTGTCGGCCTGGCGGATGCAGGCGGAGTGCACGGCCTCATCCACGATGCCCTCTTCGAAGCCGCAGCGTTCGGCCGCCTCTCCGATCCGGTCCAGCACGCCCGGCGCCGGCGTCTCGCCGAAATACCTTTGCCAGGCATCCGCCGCCTCGCGCGCGCGCGCTCCAGCAGCATCATCATCTTCCTCTAAGTTATTACTCTTATTCTTGTTCTTGTTCTTATTCTTATTCTTAATCTTAAGGGCGGGGTGATCGGAGCAAAACTCGTTTTGCTCTCTTCTGCTCCCTTCTGCTTCGGTCTGCTCGGGTCTGCTCCCCTCTGCTTCGGTCTGCTCCGGTGTGCTCGCTTCTGCTTCCGTCTGCTTCGGTTTGCTCCCCGCTGCTACCTTCTGATCATGGATGCCCTTGTCGCGCTCGACGAACCTCTTGACCGCGGTCCAGGCGAAGTGCTCCATGGTGCCGGGCTGGTACGCGGGCTCCACATCCTCAAACGCATAGCGCATGAGCGCCTGGACCATCTCCTTGTAGATGGCATCCGGTAGGGCTTCCAGCTCCTGCATCTGTTCGGAATAGATCCGCATGTACGTCAGCGCCATCAGACATCCTCCATCACGTAGTACTTGTTGAATGAGACCGGCAGCCCGTATCGGTTCCTGGCCTTCACGCGCTCCGCCCTGATCTTGTGGCCGCGTTCCTTCAGGTTCGCGATCCTGGCGGAGAGGCGTGTGACGCCCAGATCGTCGTAGGCCTGCTGGGAGGTGATCCCTCCTTGGGCCCGCATGTAGGCGAGCACCTGGTCGGTCTGGCTCGGGTTAGAATGGGAGGTCATCGTCCTCCACCTCCCGGTACTCCTGCTGCGGAGCGGGGGCGGCGTCCTGCGCGCCCTTGCTCTCGCAGAACTCCGCGCCCAGCACGTTCACATCGGTGAAGGTGCGCTGAGAGCCGTCCTGCGCGGTGTACTGGCGGATCTCGATGGAGCCCTCCAGCGCGATCCTCTGGCCCCGGCGGAAGTACTTGCCGATGAACTCGGCGGTCTTCCTCCACGCGACACAGGGGATGAAGTCCGTGACCCGGTTGCCGTTCTGGTCCGTCTGGCGGCGATCCACCGCCACGGTGAACGCGGCGCGGGCGATGCCGTTGCCCACGGTGGTCATCTCCGGGTCGCGGGTCAGGCGGCCCAGCAGCATAACTTTGTTCATAATCCTCCTCCTTCGGGCGTCGTCCATTCGCGCCCTATCTGGTTTTCGATCAGCCGCAGATGCAGCTTGATGGAGTTGATGGCCTCCAGGTTCGCCTTGTAGACGGTTTCGGCTACGTCCCGGCGGAATCGCAGGTCCGCCACGCTCTGTTCGCCGTAGCACACCTTATCGATCATTCCGATCGCCATGCCCTCGTCGCGAAGCCTGAGGCAGGTCTTACGCAGCTCTACCTTGTAAGCGCGCTCGGCCTCGGCGAAGGCGGTGCCGCTGGTGCGCAAGGAGCGGATGCAGAGATCCAGCTCCGTGCGCTTCTGTCCCAGCTCCGCGTAGAGATCGTAGGTCACGCGCTCTCACCGCCCCGCAGCCACTGCAGCGTCTTCCCGGCCTCTTCCCGGGTCATGCGCGCCAGATCGCTGCCGAAGCGCGCCTTCAGGTTCTCCAGCTTCTTGCCGGTAGCCTTCGCCAGGATCACCTGCTTCTCCGCGTCCGTGGCGGGTTCGGAGGCCGCCAGCTGCTCCTCTTCCGGCAGATCCTCCCCCGCGTAGATGTAGAGCCCGAGGCCGTGCCTGGCGGCCGCCTTGGTGAGGCTCCTCTGGATCGCCTTGTTGACGTCGAAGCTGGTCACCGCCTCCAGCGGGATCGAGCGGTTCCGGCTGTCCATCACCGGCAGGTACTCGATGTGCTCCAGCCCGTCCAGCGTGACGCCGGTCTTCACCCAGCACGTGCGCCCGTCCGTCCAGTAGATGCAGCCGTCGGGGCGTTCGTACACCGTGTAGGACGCGGTGGGGCAGGCCTTCTTGATCTCCGTCCACGCCCATGCCCAGCTGAGGTACGTCAGGCCGTTTTTGCGCTCGGTGTGGTCGTTCACGTTGACCGCGTTCAGCCGAGTGAACATGCTGTCCATCACGCATCCCCCTTTGCATCCGCTTTGATCCCGAGGATCACCCGCAGGACGTCGAAGTCGCCGAAGCGGTCCTTTTCCTCCGCTACATAGTCGCGGATCATTTCGCAGGTCACTTCCGTCTTGACGAGCGTCTCGTACCGCTGCACGGGCACGATCACAGCGCCGCCGTCCGCGAGCGCGAGTGCCAGATCGAATTTGGTATCCATTTTTCATCCTCCTTTTGTATCGTTGCTATCCTTCGTTATACGGCCCACTCTGTGCCGCGGCGCTGCTTGTAACGCCGCTTCCTGGCCTCGAAGTCCTCCTGTGCGGGCTGGCAGATGTACCGGGCGATGCTCCGCACGTCCACCATGGTGCCCGCGCATGCCGTGTCGAGGCGGCCGTCCTGCAGCATCGCCTTCACGGTGTTCGCGCTGCGCCCGAGGATCCTCGCCGCCGCGACGCGGGTGCAGACCTCGCCGTAGCGCTCCACCAGCGCGTCGGTGCGTTCGCTCAGCGTCATCTCAGACGCCCCCTTCCGTCAGGCTCAGGCCGATCGTGCGCTCGTCCACCGGGCGGATCTCCCGGACGCGCCAGTCGCCGTACTGGCAGACGAATTCCTCCCACTGTCCGCGGTCGTTGGCCTCTATGACCAGCTTCGCGGTCAGCTTCTCGGAGATCGTCACCGTCACCTCCAGCCGCTGCGCCGCCACGGGGATCATGATGTCGTTCAGTGTCATGTTGGTACCTCCTTCATGTGTTGATTCGTCGTGGGATTTGGGTTGTGGTTCGTCGTGGGGTTCGGGTTGTGGTTCGCTTTAAGCGGAAGGTCGGGCAAAAATAATATACTCAGCCGGGAAGCTATACACTTCTTCAATGCGCTTGACCATATTCCAGTCAGGAACAGTTTTGCCGGATTCGTAGTTCTGAAGCGTTGCAACATTGATGCCCAGAGCTGCTGCGGCCTCGTGCTGCGTCAGATTCGCATTGACTCGCGCCGCCTTCAGAGTGATCTTCTGTATCTGCATCATCTCACCTCCTCGCGCACTATTATACTTCGCTTTAAGCGGAATGTCAAGCCTAAAGCGGAATATTTTTTATTTTTTATTGACTTTATTCCGCCGCGAGCTTATAATTAAAGTAGAAACGGAAAGGGTGAATGCCATATGGGAGAGAATCAGCGCGTTATATTCGTTGAAAATCTGAAAAGATACATGGCGCAGCGTGGGATCGCACAGTCCGACATCGTATCGGAACTCGGATATTCTGCTTCGACTGTGTCCGACTGGGTCACTGGAAAGAAGTATCCGCGCGTTGATGCCATGCAGAAGCTCGCGGACTTTATAGGCATCCAGATCTCCGACCTGACCACTGACCATTCCCCCACCCAGTACGTCTCCACAGGCCGCCGTCTGGAGCAGCTGCTGGAGGCGTCGAACATCTCCTACGACGAAGAGCTTGCGCGCCAGCTGGGCACGGATATGTACGGACTGGAGACCTGGCTGGAAGGCTCCCGGACGCCCACCTTCGAGGAACTGACCAGGGCGGCGCGGTTCTTCGGCGTGACGCTGGCCACCGTGCGCGGCGAGACGAAGGAGATCGTCCGCGAGGCGCAGGACGACGACGTCTGGGCAGAGCGCGAGGCCCTGCGCCGCGATCCGGACCGCCGGGCCCTGCTGGATCTGGCGCGCCACGGTTCCGCGAAGAGCGTGCGCCAGGTGGCGGCCCTGATCGACGCCCTGAAGGCCACGAACCCGGATTTCTACGATGGAGACGATCCCGCATGAGGATGCCCGATAACTGCACCGTCCGCCTGGCCGATCTGCCCTACGACGTGGGCGGCTTCGTGTCCGAGAGCCCGGACGGCCATCTGAATATCTACCTGAACGCGCGGTTGAGCAGCCTCAAAAATAAGCGATCCGCGCGGCATGAACTGAAGCATATCGCCGAAGACGATCTGCACTCCGCCCGCACGATCTACGCCGTAGAAGGGGCGTCTGAGCGCTCTATTGACGTGTGCGCCAGTATCCCCGGCGTGATGCGCGCCGTGGATCTGCTGCCGCCTCCGCCGAAGCCCGATCCCGATCCCCTGCGCCCCGATGTGCCGCCCCTCACGGCCTGGCAGAGGCGCGTGCTGCACGAGTGCATGGCCTCGCTGGACGCCGCCCTCGCCCGCGCGACCGCCGTCCCCTTCTGGCCGGACGCATAAAAAAATAGCCCTGCCCGTTTGCACCCGGGCAGGGCAGCTCCCCGTAACGATCCCACGACGAACCATTTTTGGGAGGCATCCTTATTATATCACGCCTCCCGACATCAGGTCAAGGAGGCGATCCTATGAAAAAACAGAGATCCGGCCTGTATCGCACCAAGATCACCATCGGCATCGGCGCGGACGGCAAACCCATCTACAAATATATCTCCGGCAGGACGAAAGCCGAGCTGGAGGCAGCCCGGCGCCAGGTGGTCGAGCACTACATCAACGGCGACGCCCTGAAGGCCGACCGGCTGTTCGGCGAGTATGCCACTGAGTGGTACCGCGTGCGCAAGGCGCCTTTCATCGCGCCTTCCACCGTCGCCAGCTATCGCAGCATGCTGAACAAACATATCCTGCCGGCCTTCGGCGACCGGAACCTGCGCGCCATCCGCCCGCTGGAGCTGCAGGCGTTCCTCAACGGCTTCGCCGGCGCCAGCGGCACGCAGATCACCCTGTGCATGACAGTGCTGAAGGCCATCTTCCAGTCCGCCTGCCGCGATCAGCTGCTGCGGAACGATCCCACCGCCGACCTGATCCGCCCGGACGCCACGCCCGCCGAAGAGCGCCGCGCCCTGACGCCTGAGGAGCGCGGGCGCGTGGTCGAGGTCATCCGCTCCCATCCCGAGGGGCTGTATCTCGGGCTGCTCTACTACACCGGCATGCGACCCGGAGAGGTCCGCGGGCTGCGCTGGGGCGATGTGGACTGGGATGCTGGGCTGATCCATGTGCAGCGGGATCTCGACTTCATGACCGGCGACCTGGGCGAGCTGAAGACCCGCGCCGCCGACCGCTTCGTCCCCCTGGCGGACCCGCTGCGCGCGCTGCTCTGGCCCCTGCGGCAGG